ACTATAACTGCTATGATTGGCATCACACCCATTGATATTGCTTTTCTTGCAACCTCACATATCTTAGGTGTTTGTCTTACACCATCATAAAAAAATGGTACAGATACATTTGCACAAAAATAATCTCCCTCTGGAAATTTGAGTTCGTCTGGATATACCCAATATCTAGCAAATGGTTCTTCATCACTAGGCACCCAGTAATTATCTTTGAGTGAATCCCAACCCTTTACATTAGGATGTGCAGAAAGTAATCTTGCAAATAGATGATTACCTGACCCCTGAGGTCCTGTTACTATCAAAAGTTTTTTCATAAGATGGTGGAATGTGATGATCGTTCCAATGCCTGATGTTACCACCAACAATGAAACAGTTTGTAATTATAAGTTGAAGGAAGATAAGGGTTCTAATTATTGCAACATAATCTGCTTCTCTATCTGTGTTGCCTGACTTGTCACCTAGTGCCTTTGCCCATATCCTCCATACCTTTAGCAACAACCGCAATCAGGAACCTCCTTTCCTGTGCTTATTTCATGTCTGTATGATCGAGGATCTGTGGGATCCCAACCTCCTGTGGCATTTGTACCCTCTTCATCCCACTTGTGGTCTCTATCTCTTATAGGTTGTTTCTCACGTATGTTAGGATTCCATGGAGAGGGAACACCTGTTTTATTACAATCGTCCAATGGACTTTCATTGATATAATCAATATACTTTGCATTTGCATCTAATTCAAGTATCTCTCTTATCTTGTCTCTCTCATACCACGCAATAGGTATACCTATGTCTAATGATTTCAAATACTCTTCTTTGTAGAGATATAATAACTCGTAACTTAGAAATTGAGGATTCTTGAATTTAGGTAATTGGTCTAAGAAATGTCTTGTGGTGGATTCTTCTCGTATTCTTTGTTGTTGATTTTGAAGTATGTTTTGATCCCTACCTATGACTATGACTTTGGTATCTACACCCAAGTCCTGTGCATTGGAGCAAAACTGCTCGACGTTTGGACACCATTTCGTCCCTTTACTTTGTATGCCAAGTGGGATACTTATAGAAGTAAAAAAATATTGACTCTGCGACCAGTCAAATTTATGCAGAGTGGACGGATCCTTCCAATACTCAGCAAAGGGCTCTGAAAAACGGTGAGCTTCCCAATAATTATCAAGAAGACTCTTCCAACCAAAAACGTCTTGGTGTAATGAGAAAATTTTAGACCAGAGGTGGTTGCCCGACCCTTGCGGTCCCGTGAGCACGACAAGCGTTTTGTTCATCATAATCAGTACCTTTATCTAATTATAACATAAATAATCTCGACTGTATATACAGTCGTTTTAGGTATATACCATATGGCAAATCCAAAGATTAAAATAAAGCGATCTAGTGTCGCTGGAAAGGTACCACATTACCCTAATACACTGGACTTAGGGGAATTTGCAATCAACACCGCAGACGGTAAGGTCTTCATTGCTGCAGGTGTCAATGGTGTGGGAGTCGGAACAACTGTCAGGGAAGTAGGACTTTCTACAGAAACTGTCCTTGCACAAAGTTTACGAGTAGACGGAGATACAGATCTCAATGGTGATTTGAATGTTTCAGATGTTGCAACGTTCAATCATGCAAACTTCACAGGTGTATCTACATTTGTATCGGTAAGAGCAAATATATTTTCAACTGGTATATCAACCATATCTGGATTCCGTTTCCCGTCGTCCGACGGGACAGAAGATCAGGCCATGGTTACGGATGGTGCTGGAAATCTCTCGTTCAAGACTCTCTCTGGTGGTGGAAGTGCACCCGTAGGATCTTCTACTACTATCTCTGCAGGTATACAAACAGCTACAGCAGGTCAAACTGCATTCAGCACACCTCACCCACACAATGATGGTACGAGCACCTTTAGTCATCAGGTGTTCTTGAATGGTCTAAAGATGAGACCAGCTGGTGCTGGTGCAGCAACTAGAGATTTCATAGCATCCGCTAATAGTACGATAACTTTTTATGAGGGTGTAAATCTAAATGATGAAGTTAGATCTGTTGTATATTTTGGTCATACATTTGATGAAGAATACTTTACTGCTACAGAAGGTCAAACTCTATTTGCATTGACGGGAAACCTGTCAGCACAGAAGAACTTCAAGGTATATGTCAACGGTGTCAAACTAAGAAACGGTACAGACTATGGTGTGTCAGCACCTGTGACCCTGACAGCAGCGTGTGAGGCAGGTGATCATGTAGAAATAACCTGTGATACTGCTGATGACCAATTTACTGCCACAGCAGGGCAGACGAGTTTCACTCCTACTAATGCTGACATCTCTGCAAATAATATGCAGGTATATCACAACGGTCTGATACTCAATCAGACAGAGGACTTTACAATAGGAAGTCCTTCAGTTGCACTCACTGATGGTGCAGGTCTAACTGCAGGTGATCAGGTAGATATTGTCATCAGACGCTCCTAAATAAGAACATGGCACCCTCAACAAGACAAGAATTAGCAGAGTACGGGAAGAGAAAACTCGGAGCTCCTGTGCTTGAGATCAATGTTGCTGACGAGCAAATAGAAGATCTATTGGATGATACTTTTACTTTCTACCATGACCGTCACATGGATGGTGTGGAGAAGATGTATCTAAAACATAAGATAACTGAACAATTTACAGATACTGTGCAAGCAAGTGGACATAGTGGAGCACACTCTTCACTTGGTATCACAACCACAACTGCTACAGGTAATATCACAGGTATAGGATCAACTGTATTTTCTTTTGAAGAAACACAAAACTATATTCAAATACCAGATGCAGTCATAGGAATAGAGAAAGTCTGGAAGGTTGATAGTCGTGCTATTGCATCTAATATGTTCAACTTGACATATCAGTTATTCTTGAATGAGATATACTACTTCAGTTCTATGGAGTTGATGCAGTATACAATGACTAAAAGATATCTTGAGGATATAGATTTTATATTACACCCAGACAAGCAAATCAGATTCAACAGAAGACAGAATAGATTGTATATTGACTCTGACTACAGTAGCATGAAGGAAGATGATTATCTTATCATAGAGTGTTATCGAGTATTAGATCCTAATGATTACCCCAAGGTATACAATGATAGGTGGGTCAAGAAATACTTCACTGCATTGTTGAAGAAGCAGTGGGGTCAGAATCTCATCAAGTTCCAAGGTGTCAAATTACCTGGCGGTGTGGAGATGAATGGGAGACAACTATATGATGATGGTGTGGCAGAGTTGGATGCACTGGAAGCAAAAATGGCAAACGAGTTTGAATTACCACCTTTAGACTTCATAGGATAATGAAAACATACAAACAATACATGTCAGAACTTATAAGATCAGTTGGTGACATGAAACATCTAGATTACGATGGTATCATGAAAGGTATGGATATCATTGATAAAACCTCTAGAAATAAAAAGGATAAAGAAATAAGAAGGTTGAACTTCTTGAAAGATTTAGGAGTATAATGGCACTCAATCCGTTCTTCTTACAAGGTAGCAAGGGTGAACAAAACCTGTTGAGAGATTTGTCTAATGAGACAATCCAGATACATGGTATTGAGTTCATCTACATGCCACGCAGCCTTGTAAATCAGAAGGATGTGATGAGAGAGATAACAAGTTCAAAGTTTGATAAGTCATTTCCAATTGAAGGTTACATAACATCATATGAAGGATTTGATTCTGGATATAATTTACTGACAAAGTTTGGTGTAAGGTCAACAGCAGAGATGAAGATAGTCATATCTATTGAGAGATATGATCAAGGTATTGCACCTCTACTATCACAATCAAGACCTAATGAGGGTGACCTCATGTATTTCCCACTCAGGGATATTATATTTGAGATAAAGTATGTAAATGATATAGAAAACTTCTATATGTTACGTGACAGGTACACATATGAACTTACATGTGAACCCTTCGAGTTTGAGGATGAGGTTATTGATACTGGTGTCACTGCTATTGATGATGACTTTGAAGATGAGGGTTACAATGTCACAATGAAACTAGGTGACAAGGGAACAAGGGCAACAGCAACAGCAACCATAGGTAATGGTGGTATATACAAGATTGATTTGATAAGTGGTGGTGCAGGGTATACCAATGCACCTACCATTGTCATTGAACCACCTGACAGTGGAACTCAAGCGACTGCAGTTGCAATCACATCTACCTCAGGATCAAGACTCAATACATCATTGAGGGTGTCTGATATAAGGATAACAAATCCTGGTGCAGGTTATACACAGATACCAAATATACAATTCATACCTGAGGATGGTAAGGGTGTAGGTGCAAGTGCAGTTGCAGGTCTTGGTACAAGTGGTGTAATTACAGGTATCACTCTAACTACTGGTGGAGCAGGTTACTTCAGTCCTCCATTAGTAAGTGTCAGCAACCCTGCTGCAGGTGGAGAAGTTGGTGTGCTCACCGCACGTATCAATACAACAACTAATAGGGTCACTCACATTGATATTCTAAGTGCAGGTCATGGTTATACCTCTGCACCTGTCATAACAGTGGGTGCTGCAAATACATTCGGTAGTGGTACATTCAAGTATGGTCAGATTATAACTGGTGAGTCATCACTCACAACAGCGTTTGTAACTGATTGGGATACTGCAACTAATACACTGCTTGCTAGAAATCTATCTGGTAACTTTGCAGTTGGAGAAAACATAAGTAATATTGGATTCGGTACTGCTCAGTACGCACTAGATAGTATCGACTATGATGACGATGATGCTTACAACTCAGGTGATGAGATAGAGACTCGATCTGATAGCAGCATCTTAGACTTTACAGAAAGAAACCCATTTGGTGAAGTGTAATGGTAGGTAATTATTTCTACAACGAGACAATCAGGAAGACTGTAATCGCTTTCGGTACATTGTTCAACAATATCAAGATCAAGAAGTTTGCTGACGATGGCAAAGCAATCAGTCAGATCAAGGTGCCTATAGCATACGGACCTATGCAGAGGTTCCTTGCAAGGATAGAACAGCAGTCAAATTTTGATGACAACATTGCAATCACATTACCTAGAATATCTTTTGAGTTGACATCGTATGCTTATGATCCAAGTCGTAAGTCATCACCTGTCACAAAATTTACAGGTAAGGGTTCTGATAAAACAAAACACAAAAAAATATTTTTACCTGTGCCATATGAAATAGGATTTAGATTGAGTTTTGCTACTAAGTTACAAGATGATGCACTACAGATCATAGAACAAATATTACCATTCTTCCAACCTGCATATAGTGTCACTGTCAATATGCTTGAGGGTGTAGAGGAGAAGAGAGATATACCTTTCACTCTTGCTAATGTATCTTTCTCAGATGAGTATGAAGGTGATTTCTCAACTCGTAGATTTATACAATACGATCTAGATTTTATTGCAAAGACATACTTCTATCAAGAGGTTCCAACAGACGAGTCTGGTGTTATCAAGAAGGTACAAGTCGATTACTCTACTGCTATCAAAGCACCAAGAGCACAGAGATACACAGTCGTACCACAGGCAGTCAAAGACTACAATGATGACACTGTTACTACGATCACAGCAGAGATAACAACTAAACAGACACTGATCTCTGTGTCATCTGCTGCATCACTATCTACAAACACATATATCCAAATCAACTCAGAGGTATTCAGAATCAGAGAGATCAATGGTACTAATCTCTTGGTACAAAGGGGACAGTTTGGTAGTAAGATAACAGAGCACTATGCAGGTACTAGCATAAGTCAAGTTGACGCTCAAGATAGTGCACTCATTGAGGTAGGTGACGAGTTTGGATTCACAGAATCTAGGTCATTCTTTGATGCTGATGGACTAGAATATAGCACAGTACAAGGCACTGATATCTAAATAATTAAAAAATACCCCGAATCCTCCGAATATTTGCTCTGTAATTATTTGGAAAAGCATGTCAAATTCTTATGATGCTATTGATAAAGCACTAGATGTGAAGTCTGAAATTGTCCGTGAAAAAAAGAGAATTGCTAAGTCTGGTGAACAAAATGATCCCGAAAAGGATTATGAGTACAGTCGTGCCCAATTGTATGATCTAGTTGAGAAGGGACAAGAGGCAGTCAATGGTATACTCGATGTATGTCAAGACTCTCAACACCCTAGAGCATATGAAGTAGCAGGTCAATTGATCAAACACGTAGCAGATACAACTGACAAGTTGATTGATCTACAAAAGAAGATGAAAGATCTTGACGAGGACAAGTCAGGACCTAAGTCAGTCACAAACAATGCTATGTTTGTGGGTAGTACATCCGACCTTCAAAAGATGTTGAAGGACATGTCTAAACAGTCTAAATAAAACATGGAAAACGTACAAGAAGCAGCACCTCTTGCTGCTGTAGGAAAAGGTTTAGCAGTCGCTGGTAAAGCAATTGCAAAGGGTGCTGCAAAAATGGCAAAGGGTGCAGCAAAAGCAACAGGTAGTGCTGCTAAAGGTGCAGCAAAGAGTGCAACTAAAGCAACTAAACCTGCAACCAAACCAGTCAGATTCAAGCGACCTAACGTCAGAAACCCTAAGTATAAAGATCCTAAGACTGGTGAGTTCAATAGAGATCTTTATGATAAAGATAGAGCATTACATAAAAAAATAAAAAAAGATCAGGCAAGCAGACCTGATATGTCAAAGACCAAACCAGACGGTCCTAGTGACACTAGAACAAAAAGAGGTGAGAGGAAACTCAAGGCGATTGACAAACTAACCACCAAGAAAAAAGAAGCTGCTAAAAAAGCAATGCAAAAGACTGGTGATGTTACAAAGAAAGCAGCAGAAAAGGGTGGTGAGTATGCTAAGAAATCTATCTCTGCTACCAGTGGAGCATTTGGTACATCATCATTCGCAAAGGAAGGAATAACGTTCAAAGATTATCTAAACAAATTATGATTCTATGAGTGACATTTATCTTGGTAATCCGAATCTAAAGAAAGCAAATACTCAACAACAATTCACTGAGGAAGATGTAAAAGAATTCCTCAAGTGTAAGAACGACCCAGTATACTTCACAGAGAAGCATATACGAATAGTGAACGTGGATGAGGGTCTTGTTCA